GCCGATCGCCGCGAACAGCGCGGCCGTCGCCCCGGTGCGCGACACCAGTGCGCCGTTAGCCTTGAGCCAACCGGCAGGCGGCGTGTTGCGCGCGAAATACATGATTGCGCCGGATGGAACGCCAGCCACGAGCGCCGCCTGCACGAACGCGGTCGTGGCGATCGACTGATCGTTGTCACCGAACGCCGGCGTCGGCGCCTGTGGGTTACCGGTGAAGATCGGATCGGCCTTCGGCGCCAGGGGGGCGAGGGCCGCCGCCAGGTCGCTGATCGTCGACATCGGCTGCGTGCCGGTGTGGTTGGCGCGGCTCAGGTAGAAGCTGCCGGGCTGGCCATCGAGATGGTCGGCGTCAAGGTTCGAGCCGTCGCCGTCAACGGTTACCAGCTTGGCCAGCACCTGCGCCGCCGTGTCCGGGCTGCCCTGCGGTCCCTGGATACCCTGCGGGCCTTCTGGCCCAGCTTCGCCTTGCGGGCCAGCAGGGCCGGTCTCGCCGATCGGGCCAGTTGCGCCGGTCGGACCGACAGTACCCTGGATGCCCTGCGGACCGGTGGTGCCGGTCGGGCCCTGGGTGCCCTGGATGCCCTGGTCGCCCTTGGGGCCCGCTGGTCCGATCGGGCCTTGTGGACCGATCGGACCAACTTCGCCTTGCGGCCCCTGTATATCCCCTGCGTCGACCCACTTATCCGGGTCACCACTAGTGTCCCAGACCCAGACGTGGCCGGTGTCGTCAGCGACGTAGGCGTCGCCCTGCGCATTGCCCGTTGCCGGCAGGGCGGCCGAGCTGGCCACGGTGCCCTTGATGTTCATACCGGTGCCGGCAGCGCCGGTCGCGCCGGTCAGGCCGATCGGTCCCTGGATGCCCTGGTCGCCCTTCGGGCCCTGCGAACCGGTGTCGCCCTTGAGGCCCTGCGGTCCCTGTGGGCCGATATTGCCCTGCAGGCCCTGGTCACCCTTGTCGCCCTTGTCGCCCTTCGGACCGATCGGGCCGGCCGAGCCGGTGTTGCCGACCACGCCCTGAGGGCCCTGGATGCCCTGCGCTCCCTGCGGCCCGGCAGGCCCGATAGGCCCCGTCGGTCCTGGTGCCCCCTGTGGCCCCTCCGGTCCGATCGGGCCCGGGATTATGGACGCGGGACCTTCCGGGCCGACCGGGCCTTCCGGTCCCTGCTCCCCTGACGGCCCCTCGAGTCCCTGCGGTCCAGCAGGACCAACAGGCCCCATCGGACCGGTGGCGCCGGCGTGTGCCAGGAAGTCCATAGTCGCCGCGGTCAGGCGGTTGCTGACCGTCGCATAGCGCAGGAACTCCTGCGCGGCAGTGTTCTCCTGGGCGCGATCGACGGTGAGGATGTCGCCGTCACGCGCGGTGCAGTTCATGATCTCGACCTGGCCGGTGCGGCGGTCGTCGACCGTCACCGTGAACCAGTTCGAGCCGTCGCCGATCGGCTGCGGGAACCTGGCGCCGTAGCCCGGCTCAACGCGGATCGCCGTGTCCTCGGCGCTGATCGCCAGGTCGAGCCTGGACGTGGCGTTGTTGGCGAAGATCATCGGTACGGTCATGCGGTCACCATCCCAGATCGAGGCCAACAAACATTGCGCCCGACATGCCAGTCTGCAGCGGCCCAGCAGCGACGCGGTAAGTGTCGTAGATGTTGACGATGCTGGGCATCGTGACGGGACCGGGGTTGGTCCAAATCTTCCCGTCGCCCTGCGTACAGTCCATCATCAGCGCGTAATAGCCGTTGGCCAGCAGGGTGTACGGCGCGATCGCCTTCCACACAAACTCGCCGTCAGCGTGCCCGGTCAGGTCGATGGTGACCGACCACTGCAGGGCGTCGGCGAACCATTCGTAAAGGTGGACCGTGCGCGGCCCATCGGTGTGGTGTCGGCGAATGCCGCACCAGCTAACCAGCATGTTGGACGTCCCGATGCCCAGGCGCACCCCGACCTGGCCGGTGAAGTCGTTGCGGTCACCGCCGGGCGTGAAGGAGGTGATCAGCCGGGCGTCGGGGCCCGTTACAGGCGGCTCTACGCCGCCGGCCTCCCACGCCAGGTTGGCGCCAGCATAGACCCGGTCGACAGGGGTGCTGCCGACGTAGAGCTTATCTGCTGCGTTGAGCAGGCTCATCCGACCACCACATAAAGCGTGTTGGCATCCTTCGGCGTCAGCGCGTCATACGCCGCCTGCGTCAGCTGCACGAACGACGTTCCCCATGTCTTGTCGCCGCGCCAGAACAAGGTCGGAGTTCCGTTCGGTATCAGCGCCTCCTTGCCGGCGATAAGCTCGTCCTGGTCCGCCTGGGCCAGCTCCAGTCCGATGATGTCGGACTGCGGGTGGGTATGGACCAGCGGAGCCTTGCTGGCGATCTCGCCGTCCTGGATCGCCTGGTGCTGGACCAGACCGGTGACGTCCGCCTGCGCGTGGGTGTGGACCTTGGCGGCTTTGTTGCTGAGGTCGCCGACGAGGTTGGTGACCTCCGACTGCTCGTGGGTATGGACGGTGTTGGCCTTGCCGCCGATCGCCGTGTCTATCTGCGACAGCCGCGCAGGCAGCCCGCTGACATCGGCCTGCGTGTGGGTGTGCACGGCCGGGGCCTTGCCCTCGAGATCGGCGACCAGGCTGGTGATCGACGACTGCGGGATCGGCGTCGTCGGCGGGAACGTCGCCGGCTTGCCGGTGAGCTCACTCCAGGCATGCGAGACTTCCGACCAGTTGGCCGACTGCCTGGCATATTGCAGGCCAGACAGCGGTGCTTCCTCGACTGCACCTGGAGCGCCGGGAGCACCCGGAGCACCTGCCGCTCCCGGTTCACCGGGCAGCCCCTGCGGTCCGGGCGGACCCTGGTACCCGGGCAGTCCCTGCGGCCCGGTCGGCCCGATCATGGTGGGAACACCACCACCACTACTGCCGCTCGACCAGCCCGGAGGCGGCAGCACACGCATGCCGAGATCGTCGCGCTTAACCTGGCCAGCGTCAGTCCTGACCAGCAGTGTGACCGTGTACAGCGTGTTGGCGAGGCCGCCCGACACGAACAGCATCAGCTTCTTCTGGGTCGCGTCGGGGTAGCTGCTGTCGACGTTGAGCGGCGCCCCCTCGGTAAAGGGGCTGACCTCGGACTGGAAGTCGGTCAGCTTCTCGAGCTCCTCGAGCCAGCACGAATAATCGAGGTAGACCCGCTTCCGCTCGAGAGCATCCTTGGTCAGTGTCTTCAGCGTGCTCATCCCGCCTCCTCGACCAGCATCACTTGGACATCGAGCGGGATCGCCACGACGTTGCGGGCAGACCCGATGATCCAGTCGGGGCAGTCATTGAAGGAATCGACCAGCACCGGCGTCAGCACCAGCACGGTCAGGCCCTCGAACGCGTCGAAGTATTCCGGCCAGATCGGCTCGTTGACGCCGCCGCCATCGACCTCGTCGCCGTTGTTTTCCCAGCTGTTGTAGCCGGCTGGCATGATTGGGGGCTTGGCTGCATCGGTCATGGCTATGCCCTGAACCAGCCGCGGGCTTCCGCCCAATCGGGGATGACGACGATGTCGAGGTTGTTAGACACGAACGGCAGTCCGCTGGCCGTGTCGACGAACAGCAGCAGCTCGGATTGTTCGGGCACGGCGTGGCGCAGCGACATGGTGAAATAGGTCACCTGCTTGCTCACCGCGACGTCCGGGATGACCACCGCACTGGTCTGGTTGTAGCCCTCCGGGTCGACGGTGCTGTCGACGATCGGCAAGGAATCGCCGAGCTTGTTGGCAGCGCCAACAGCGATGACAAGGTCGCCGACGACACGGTGCACCGGGCTGAACGTCGGCACCCCGCTCCACGCCGTCAGCACCATGTCGGCCGCGCGCCAGTCGAGGTTGCCGGTGCTCAGCAGGTAGCGGGCGAAATCGTAAATTTGGTTGGACACTTACCACCCCCTCGGGAAGCGCCAGACCGGCATGTTGTAGACGAAACCGCGGATCGTCTCCTGCTTGCGGTAGCCCATGGCGACACGGAATTTCTTGCCGTGGTAGATCATCAACTCCTTGTTCGACCAAGGTTTTGCCGGCATGCCGTAGAGCCGCTGCTTGGCGCCGTCGAGCCAGTCCTGGAAGTACATGTCGTACATCCAGTCCTCGAGCTGCCAGTCGCCGCAATCCTTCTCGAGGCATCCCCGGGAGAGCGACAGCGCCACCACCATCTTGAGCGGGTGCTGTACGGTGTTGTTGTCGACGCCGGTGACCGTCACGTAGTCGGGCCGGTAGATGGCGTAGGTGAATTGCTGGTCGGGCCCGATATCGTGCTCGACCGGGGCGAACGAAGCGTCGCCGTCGGGGAAGGTCTGGTCGGGCGACAGCCGGCCGAGCGAGGTGGTGACGGCCGCCTCGGCCTGCGCGTTGGCGACCGGGATGCTGTTGTGCGAGACGGCCAGCAGGCGGACGACCGCCGAGTCCAGTGGCAGCGACAGCGGGTATTCCGTCAGGCCGACGTTAAGCCCGATGTCCTGCTCGTATTTCCAGGCCGAGGTGCGGCGCAGGAACTCGTCGATCGCGTTGAACAGCTGCAGCGAAATCACGCCGTCCGTCGCCCCCGGGACGTCGATCCTGAGGGTCTGCAAGATGCGGTCGATGGGGCCGCAGACGGTGCTCATGCGTTCCTCATGACGTGATCGTCAGCATCTGCGCGGTGAACTTGGTCATCAGCGACGCCGCGCGAGCGTCGGCCGTGGACTCGTCGTCGCGCAGCTGCGCGCGGCCGACCATGTAGTAGACCAGGCTTTGCCGGTACATCGGGTCGACCGGCACCGCCTTGAGCTTGGTGGCAGCAAGCGCCGCGGCCGTCGGGTCGAACCAGGGTATGTCGAAGGCCGGCAGGAACAGGTCGGCACGAAGCCGCCGCGCCTCCAGCAGTCCGATATTCAGCGCATCGACCAGGTCGTCGTCCGGGTAGCGATAGGGCGTGAATTCGTCCTGCAGCAGACGCCGCGTTTCTTCCAAGTACTGACCGACCGTCCCAAGTGCTTCTGGCATGGACTAACCTCCCGCACCGGGTGCTCCAACACCCGGTGCGTTTTGAACAGCGGTTAGCCCTGAACGACGATGGCCTGCGCGAGAGCAGTGCCGTCGAGCACCTTGTAGCCAAACACCTGCAGGCCGCGCAGCAGCTGTCCGAACGTCAGCTCGGAACGCAGCGTCTCGACCTTGTTGATCTGCGAGGCGAACGACAGCGCGTGCTGCGTCCCCGCGTAGATCGCCCACTCACCGGCAGCCAGACCGGCAGCGGTGCCGCCAGGTAGCAGGTTCGACACGTAGATCGTGAAGCGGTCGACCATGCCCAGACGTCCATTCCGCAGGATCGACACGGAGTCGCCGGTCAGCGAGGCGTCGCGCAGCTCGGACATCTTGATCTGCGATGCGATCCACGCCGGGATGACGACCCAACGACCGGTCTCCGGGACGTTCTGCTCGTCGAGCACCTGGCCGAGCCTGACCAGCAGATCGACGATCTCGACCTTGCCAGCGGTGCCAGCGGGGTTGCGCGCGACGATCTGGATCGGCGTGCCGGTGGCACCCAAGTTCACGCCGGGTCCCGGAGGCGTGGCCGCGGCACCGGAGATGATGCCGGCCGCGGTGCCCTTGTTGCCGGTCGCAGCCTGGCCGAGCAGTCCCTTGAGGACGTCGGTGTCGACCACGATCTTGAACTGCTGGGCGGCGTCATCCGACCACATGTTCATCATGTTGAGGTCGGACTGGATTTCGAAGACGTCGTCGAGGATGACGTTGAAGTACTTGCCCTTGTCGATCTTCATCTCGAGGATGTTCGAGGCCGGACGCTCGATCTCGAGCAGGCCGTCCGCGAGGTAGTTCTTGATGGTGATCTTGGGCTTGGTGCGGATGACGATGGTGTCACCCTTGTTCTTGATCTCGCCCTCGTAGTCGGTGTTCGAGATCGCAGCGAGCACGGTCGACGCGTAGAACTTCTCGATCAGCTTGGTGGACCAGAGAACCGGGATGAAGGTCCCGGAGTAGGCAGGGGTAGGGGTCAATGCCCCGGTCGGGTAGATGGGCGGAAGCGTGCCGGCGCCTGCTACGGCGAAACCAGCACCAGTTGAGTAGGCCATGGCGAATCCCTCGCGCTAGCGATTAATGGATACGCCCTTCATGCTGAGCCACGTAAATGTCGCGTTCGATGGCGTCTGCGTCTGCCTCACGGCCACGATACACGCCACGAAGCTTGTCTTGCGTGAATTGCGCAATCCAGGCGGCGGTGTACATGGGCTTGTCGGGCGGCAGATTACCCTGCGGCGCCGATCTGGCTCTACCGGGTGCCGCGAAGTCCTCCAGGGTCGGTCTCCCGCTGCCGTTTGACGGGGGCGCTGAGGGTGTCGAAGCCTGGGGAGTTTGCGGGAGGCCGGTAGCCTCAGTCAAAAATCCCTGGAAGAACCTTACGACGCGGCCGCTGTCGTGTCCAGCGAACGCCTCTGTGAGCATATCGTGGCGTCTCCGACCACTGTAGGGGTCGGGATTCGCGAGCCACTGCTTGAACTCGGCAGAGCGGTTGATGTCGCGCCAGTTGGGCACGACCTCCTTCAGCGCGCCGTAGATGTCCTTGACCTGGGTCTTCTCGATGACCTGGCCCACGCCCTCAAGGCGGCCCTCCAAATTGCGCAGCCGATCGGCGAGCTGGTCGAATTCCGGCGCGAACTCCTCCTTGGCGCGCTTGCCCACCACTTGGAGAAAGTCTGTGCCGTAGTCGCGCTCCTCGTCCTCGGTGACCAGCTTCGGCTTGCCGTAGGTCTTCGGCGCCGCCTCGGCCTGCGGCTTGGTCTGCAGCGTGGTGACGGTCTTCTCCAGTGCCTGCAGCCGCTCGCTCAGCGCCTGGTTGGTCTTGTTGGCCTGCTCGAGGCGGCCGGCCATCGTGCGCGCCCGCTGCTCCCAATTATCCTGCGGCACATCCCCCGCCGGGGTCGGGGTCTCGGAGCCGGCCGGCGGGGGCGTACCTGCTGGCGGACCCTCGGGTTCGCTCAGTAGCCTGATATCGGCGCGCAGCTGGTCGGCCTCGGCCATCTGCCGGCGCACCTGCTCCGGCAGCTTCGTCTCATGCGGGCTGGGCTGCGGCGGGTTAGCCGATGAAATTTGGACTGTTTGGTCGTCTGGCATCTGGTCTCCCCTGTGGTCGGGTCAGCTTGTCGTAGAGCTGTGGCGCGTCGGCAATGACGGCGGCGATCTCGTGCGCCATCAACGCCATGCCCTGGCCGCGTTGCAGCAACTCCGGGGCGCACTTCAGCATCTCGTGGTTCATCGCCTTGGCGTACTCCTCGAGCGCGCCAACAAAGCCGGTCCACGCCGCCGGCGCCTCGCCGCGCAGCAGCATCGCCGCGCGCACCAGGCCGCTGTTGTCGACAGCCATCAGGCCTTCTTGACCTTGGAGCCGGACGCGGCCTGGACGATGTTCTTGCCGGTCTTGGCGTAGTCGGTAACGGTGGTGATCGCCCCGCTGCGCGCCTTGTTGGCAAGCTCCATCATCGACTTGCGGCCGGTCTCGACGGGGCGCGTGAACCCGCTAGCCATGGCTCACGCCTTCTTGACCGGCTTGACGCCCGAGAACTTGTGCATCTTGCCCGAGGGTCCGCCGGTCGGGAACTTCTTGCTGGCGTTCTTGACCTCGACGTTGGACACGCCGGGCTGCTGATCGCCAGTGCCGCCGCCCTTAAACATCTTGCCGGACGGGCCCGGCTTGACCGCGAACTTGCCGGCCGGCAGCTCCTTGGCCTTGTTGGTGATGGTCTTCGTCTTCGCCATTTCTTCCTCCTACACAGGCCCTTGGGCCGGGTTTGGCATCTTCGGTCCGGTCGGTCCAGCGGGCTTGGCGCCCATCGCTCCGACCACGTTGGTCTGCGGCCCCTGTGGAGCACCGGGTGCGCCTGGTGCAGCCGCGGGCCCCCCAGGAGGAGCCGGGGGAGCACCTGGTCCGCCCGGCGCACCCGGGCCACCGGGGGGTGGAGCCCCGGAACCGCCCTGTCCCATCTGCGCCTCGATCTCCTCGTCGGGCGGCACGATGTCGTCGCCAGGCAGGCCGATCCCCTCGGACACCGAGCGCAGCACCGTGGCGCGGCCACGGATGCCGGTGATCTGCATGTCGATCGGATTGGCGGTGATCTGCAGGAATTCCAGCTGGCGCTGGCGCTGCGTCTCGCGCTGCATGGCGACGTTTACGCCGAGCACGACGATCGACTCGTCGCCGCGCAGCATGCCCGATGTGTCGGTCAGCATGATCAGGTCGTAGAGCTCGCTGACCGCCGGCTCGATCATGTCGTTGTCGATGTTGGCGGCGACGGTCTGCAGGATTTTTGCTGCGTTGCCCATGAGCATAGCAAGGCCGCTAGCAGTGCGTCCCGCACCGCCTGTCCGTTCCGACCCGGTGATGTAGCGCGGGATGGAACTGAGTTCGTCGGCGATCTGCGTGAACTTCTCGTAGACCCCCAGTAGCTCTTGCGCATTCGAGTTCGGTTGGAAGAACCTCACGGGTTCCTGGTTGTTGTTACCAAGCGGATCAGTGACGGTGTGCCAGCGCTTCCAGGGGTAGAGATCGTCGCCGTTTTCGTTGTCGGCGATGCGGTCGTCGTTGATGACGACTTGTGGTCCAGAAGCAATCGACATGTTGTTGACCAGAGACCGAAGCGCGGCATTGGTGGCATCCTGGATGTCGGCCAGGATATCCGGCAGGGCGTTGCCGACGACGGTGCCTGGCACCTTCTCGAAGCTGGTGACGTAATAGGGCGGCCGTTTGCGCAGGGACGGGCTGAGCTGCACCTTGATGATGTAGCGGCCGATCTTGTAGGCGTCGACGAAGTAGTCGCGCTCGGGGTCCGGTATGCGGTCCCTGCCGAAGCCGTGGTCGAGCAACATCGAGCCCTGCACGTAGCCGTGGTACTCGAGCATGTCGATCGTGCCCGACTGGTTCATGCGCGGGTCTTCGCGCGACTCCATGGCGGCGCGCGGCGTCTCGGTGGTCGACGCCTGGCCCTCGACATAGCCGGACTGCCCGTACCACTTCAGCACCTCGCGGATGGCGTCGGAGTTGTAGCCGGGCAAATCGAGCAGCTGGTTGAGGTCGGAGCGTACTACACGTGTGCGCTCGACGACGGCCGCGTCGCGGATGTCGGACACGCCGGGTGTCCACCACACGTCGAACGGCGACACGCGGTTCCAGAACATCTGCGGCTTGTTGATGATCTTGGCGGTGCCGTTGACCCAGGTGACCTGCGGCATGATGCGCACCACCGGCCCCTTAAGGCAGGCGAACGGGAATAGCGGCAGGTCGACCAGGATCGCGGCCAGCGCCTCGTAGAACTGGCCCTCGACCAGGATGTCATCGAGCTTGGAGAACGACTGATCGGCCTCCTGGCGGGCCCGCTTGATGGCCGCGCGCTTGCCGGCCTGGATCAGCGACAGCTGCCGCTCGCGGAATTCCCTGTCCTCGAACTGCATGCCGACTTCCTGCATCGTCGCCTTCTCGGCTTCGATCAGCTGGCTGATGGCGACCATCATGTCTTCGGGCAGCACCGGGTCGGGGGTGGCCTGCAGGCCCCACGGCTTCTCGGCGTTGAGGTAGACATCACGCAGCAGTGATGTGGCGCCGCGGCACTTGGTTGCAGTCAGACGGGCGTAGATTTCAGAACCGCCGAAGCGTCTGATCTCCTGCATCTTTTGCGAGTCGTACTGGCCGTTGAAGGTCCTGAGCGCCGCCACCAGGCGATCCGACCAGCCGGCAGAGCCGTCGCGGTGACGCACCATGGTGTTGAACTGGTTGTCGATAAACGCCACCAGCGAGGTGGAAATCCGGGATTCGTCCCGCTGCCGGTCCTCGGCCGCTACGCGCTCCGCGTTGACGCGGGCTTCATCCTGAGCAAGTGAGTCGGGTGACACGACCCGAAGAACAGGCATATTCGATTTTCCCCGGAGTTTGCGACAGTTACGCCAGGAGTTTCGAAATGACAACAGAGCCGACCACCGTATTCGCCGTAGACCTGGCCTCGCTGGCGCGCGAGATCGCCATGGACATCTTCCCCACCGAGCAGGTGCTGGCGATCCACAAGCTGACCGACGCCGAGTGGCAGCGCATCTGCGTCAACCCGAAATTCCAGGACATGCTGGCGTCGATGACGCGGGAGTGGCAGAGTGCGGCGAATACACGTGAGCGCGTCAAGGCGAAGGCGGCGACCGGGCTGGAGGCGATGCTGGAGACCTACATCCGCGAGATCGGCGACGAGACCATCCCGCTGACCCAGCGCGTCGAGGCCGGCAAGTTCCTGGCCAGGCTCGGCGAGCTCGACGGCAACGACAAGTTCGGCACCGGTGGCTCCGGCGGCGGCGTGACCATCAACATCACCACTTCGCAGGACCGGCCGACCATCACGCTGACGGCGACGCGCGAGCCAGTACTGGAGGACATCGAGTGAGCAACTTACCGCCCTGGCCTGGTCCAGGTCCTGACACCAACGCTGACAAGATGCGCGTGCAGATCGACGTGGCGCTGGTCAAGTCGGTCGCCCTGCAGCGGATCATCGACGAGGTCCGCAACAACCAGGACACGCCGCTCTCCGGCTACAACCGCGTCTACCACAGGCACAACCGATGACCATGGGGCAAAAGCCGGGGCAGCAGAGCCGCCGATCAGCCAAAGAGACCCCGCCGGACGAGCAATCGGGCAAGACCAGCCCCGTGGTCATCCCCGACGACATCAAGAAAACCGTGGCCGAGATGTGCGACAAGTACGTCGGCTACGAGGGGCCGAGCCAGGACGAGATCGAGCAGGCGATCTGGGCCGAGCGCCGGAAGTGGCAGAAGCCGACCGTCAACCACGACGATCTGCTCGGCTGGCTGGCCTATTTCGACTCCGATATGCTGCTCGCCGACGGCTACGACGACGCCATCCTGGGGGTCGCCGAGCGCTGCGGCCAGCCAAGCCTGGTGTGCTACGACGCCGACGAGTGCATCAACGTCCTGATGAAGCGCGACGGCATGGACCACGACGAGGCCGAGGAATTCTTCCACTTCAACACGCTCGGCGCCTGGGTGGGCGAGGCGACGCCGCTGTTTCTGTGGAAGTACGAGCCCGACAGCGAGCCGCGGCAGGAGTTCAAGCTGGAGCCTGGCGCGTGATCACCGCCGGCCCGGTCACGGTCGTAGCGCTCGAGACCACCAATGTCGCCCACGCCTTCGCGCTTGGCTTCGAGGCCGGCGCGTTCTCGCAATACTGCGACGCCGATCTCATGGGCTACCACCCGATCTGGGCCGCCAACGCGACGGTCATCGAGCTGATGGCCCTCGACCGCGGATTCACCATGGACGTCGTCGACAGCTGCGAGCTGGCCGGCAAGCTGCTGATCCAAATCACCCGGACCCCCGAATGACCGAAATCAACTACTCGGCGCCGCCGACCGTCGGCGCCTTCATCGAGTCCGAAGCCTTCATGCGCGTCATCCTCGGGCCGGTCGGCTCGGGCAAGACCACCGGCTGCATCTTCGACATCCTCAAGCACTGCTGCCAGCAGGCCAAGGGGCCGGACGGAATCCGCAGAACCAGGTTTGCTATCGTCCGGCAGACGCTTTTGCAGCTGAAAATGACGGTTTTATTGGACATCCTCAGCTGGCTAAGGCCGATCGCCGACTACAAGGTCTCCGAGCAGCTGGTGACGATCAGCTTCGGCGACGTCTACTCGCAGTGGTATCTGATCCCGCTCGAGGAGGAGGACGACCAGAAGCGGCTGCTGTCGATGCAGCTGACCGGCGCCTGGCTGTCGGAGGCGATCGAGATCAACGTCGGCCTGGTCGACGCGATCGCCGGCCGCTGCGGCCGCTACCCCTCGGCTGCCGAGGGGGGCTGCACCTGGTTCGGCCTGATCGCCGACACCAACACGCCGATCATCGGCAGCCCCTGGCACAACATGCTGGAACTCGACCGGCCGCCGGACTGGGCGATCTTCCACCAGCCGGGCGGGCTCGACCCCGACGCCGAGAACCTCGAGTGGCTGCTGCAGTCGCCGGACACGCTCAAGCTGCCGCCCGACGATCCGCGCCGCAAGGCGCAGGGCCGCACCTATTACGAGCGGCTAGCGCGCGGCAAGAACCCCGACTGGATCGAGCGCTACGTCAACGCCAAGTACGGCGAAGACCCGAGCGGCACCGCCGTCTACCGCGGCTCGTTCAAGCGTTCGTTTCATGTGGGGAAAGGCCTCAACCCGGTCAGCGGCTACCCACTGCTGATCGGTCAGGATTTCGGCCGCAACCCCTGCTCGCTGATCTGCCAGGCCGACGCGTTCGGCCGGCTAGCAGTCCTCGAAGAAGTCATCGCGGAGGACATCGGCCTTGAGCTGCACGTCACACGCCACCTCAAGCCGGTACTCTACTCGGAGCGCTACATGGGACAGCGCTTCGCCGCCGTAGGCGACCCGAGCGGGATTTCGAAGGGCAATTTCCTGGAAGAAAACAGCTTCGACGTGCTGGTCCGACTTGGCATTCCAGCGTTCCCGGCTCCGACCAACAACCTCGACCCCAGGATCAACGCGGTCGAGCAGCTGCTTCTCCAGCAGCGCGATGGAGGCCCAGCCATCCTGATTGATGAGGAACGGTGTCCGAACCTGGTGCGCGCCATGCAGGGCGCGTATCGTTTTGGCAAGACCAAGGCGGGCGAGACGAAGCCGGTGCCGGAGAAAAAGCACCCATGGTCTGATATCGCCGACGACCTGCAATATGTGTGCCTCGCCATCAACTCGGGCCTGGTCAATTTGATCGCCAAGCGCATCCGCCCGCGCGCCGAGAAACGTCCTGCCTCGAGGGTCACCGCGGCCGGCTGGACCTAAGGCAGCAGCAGCCACAGCAGCAGCAGCAGCAGCACGGCCGCGGCGACGGTCAGGCCGTTGATCACGTCTCGCGCGGCTTCTTGGTGGCCGCCTTGACGGCATGCATGGCGCCGGTCTCGATGCAGGTCATGGCCTCGGCCTTGAGCCGGCGAATCTCGCCCTCGCCCATGTCTTCCAGGCCGTTGACGAAGTCGATCAGGTCAGCTGCTGTGCGCTTGACCTGCTGGACCTGCACGCTGCCCGACGGGTTGAAGTCGATGCCTACGCGGTATTCGCCGAGTGTCTGTGCCACGTTTTTCTCCCTGGTTCCCCTAAACCCACCGGCGTCGGTGTCGTCGTTCCACGTGCGCAGGCCGCGAGGCGGCTCCCACGGGGATTTCTCACTCACTGCACCACTTCCCAGTCGGTCGCCAGCAGGTCCGTCTGGCTGCACAGCCAGGGCACGAACTTGTCGTCGGCGGTCTTCATCACGATGTGCTGCTCGAGGTCGCCCATGACCTGACCCTCCTGCGAGAACGTGCCGCCCTCAGCGTGCAGCAGGTACATCCCCTTGCCGTTCCACCCGGCCCGCGCGACCTTGTCGCCGGTATTCATGGCCGCCAGTGCCTTACCGATGTCCATCCCGTTCCCCCTGATCCTGTAGTGCCGCATCATCGGCACGGTCTGTTTTTCTTTCGCTTTCCTGGCCCTGGCCAGGTCCATCCGCCAGCCCATCAGACTTTCCGCCGGCGCTGCCCCTGCCCGAGGTTGGCATTGGGCCCGGTTATGCCGCGGATATTCTGCCCGGGATTGGCGCGGTCGACCCCGACGAACAGCCGCTCGAACTGCTCGGCCGCCCACACCTCGGTCCTGATCTCCGGCGGCCGGCCATTGTCCAGCAGCACGCTCTGCCGACACACGTAGTCGCCAACCCTGGCGAGCACGACCTCACCAGGGTTGGCCGACGAGGGAACACGTAGGCAGGGACCCTCGTCGATCTGGCGGATACTGTCGTACTCGCCAAACCCGGCCCAGTTCCTGTCGATCCAGTCGGGCGCGTCGGACAGCGTGCCGCGATACCGGTAGGCGTCGACGATGTTGATCCGGCTCTCGTAGCGCACCTTGCCCGGCGGCACGATCTCGCCCAGCAGCCCGGCATCCGGCATCCCCAGCTTCTCGCGGCGCGGCGGAATTCCGGCCCGCTGGCGCTGCGCGTCGTAGACCGACCTGCGCTGCCGGTTGAGCGCGGCCGCCACCTCGTCGGCAGTCTCCGGGTCCTGCTCGATCGGGCGCTGGCCAGGCGGTGGCTCGTTGTCGCCAGGCCGGTAATCATCCTCCACCTGCTGCGCGGCAGGCTGCTCGCCAGCCAGCTCGTTGGGGTGACTGGTGGCCCAGCCCTGGTCCGGGTCGGGGAAAGCCTGCGGGTCGAAATAGGGCGGAGAGGGCGGACCGCCGGGCCTGTCCGGCATAACCGTCGGATCGGCCAGCTGCTCAGCCTCATCGGCAAAGGTTGCGAAAGACTGATTGGGCTGCGCTGACGGCGCCACCGGCAGCTGGCCGAGGATGTCGCCAACCGTAGGTTCGTCGTCCTGCGGGGCGTTAATTGGCTGTGGGGCAGGGGCTTTTGCAGGCTTCTTGCGGGGCATGTTACCTCCTGGCCACCTTGACCTGGCTGGGACGCTGCACATGGACCGGCTGACCCCGTTTCAGGTCGGTTTTCGGGGGCGAGACCGGTGCGGGCTCGGCTTGAGCGAGGGGGCTGGTTGCAGGGACCCGCACCGGCTCCGGCTGTGGCTGGGGCTTTCCGGCGGAGTGTTGAGCCGTCTCACGCCAGCCTGCCAGATAATAATCCACCGCGCGCCTGATGTGCTCCGCCTTGCCCAGACCGGTCACACGCGAAACCTCCGCGAGGCGATCCGCCTGGGGTTGGGTAAGCCGCATCTGGAAACTCTCGGCCATGGGCATGAACGTGGTTTTATGTGCCACGCTGCTTTTTGGCAAGAGCTATGCGGCAAATACCTAAACCCCCCGGGGGCGGGGTGGGGGCGTTGGCCATGTGGCCGGCCGGCGGCCGCGCGGCGCATTACCGGCCGCGTTCCCATGGTGGAAGTGACGACATCGAAGCCGCCCGGTGATCATAGAGGCGAGGCACGGTCGACCCGAAGAGGGGCGCCGTTGGGGACCGCTGGTGGTCGCATCCCCGATCCTGCCCGGACATCGAGGCAGTGTAATCTCCAATCGAGGGCGCAAAGCGTCCGTGCCTACCGCAAGGTAGGGTTGGTGATCGAAGCGGGACCGCGCGAATGCGGTGTAGTGGCGAGAAACGTCTAGAGCGTGCGAGCCTTTTTCAACCCAAAGGTCACCCTCCCGGCACGGGACCGTGTAGGACGTCCGATACGATTGGAGAGGGGACACGATCTAGCCCATCCGCCCAGCCTGAAGCGCACACGAGCGAATTGTGAGGTACGGGGCACGCATATGATCGATGGTGAGCCAAACCAGCTCCTTCCAAGCCCCAGATATCCCCTAGCGCCCTGACAACGCGCTAGGCCATTCGTCACTGACAATGCGCCCCGGGTCCGCCCGGGGCGCTTGACTGCGTTTACCTGTGGCCACGTGTGAGAGACGTGACCACTAGCAACCGCAATTAGGAGTTGCACCATGTTCGCCACCCACGCGCTCGATCGCATGTTCGAGCAAGTCACGCGCGCCAGCAAGTCCGGCAGCGTGGATACCAGCACGTGGCACGCCAAGCGCAAGCAGGGCGATATTATCCACAAGACGACTCTGGCCGGCACCAAGGCTCTGGTACGCGTCAAGTCCTTCGACATGGTCGGCCGTGCCTCGCGCAACAGCGCCAGCCGCATCGCCAAGCTGGCCGGCCGGTAATATCCACGCGCTTTTCGCTGAACCTAATTCCGGGGCTACCTACGGGCTCCCGCCAGAACGCTTTCGTGCCATCCCCCTATAGGGGGATGGCACGCCGGAGGACGCCATAACTCTAACTCCCCTTATTATCTTATTATCCATCAATATTTTAATAGACTCATAGAGGACTCATGCCCTGCCCCGTTGTGAAAACGCGGGCCGCATGCGTCCTCTATAAGTCTCCCTTACCCTGCC